GCTAGGAGCTGTAAATGAAAACATTACAATTGATGTAAAAGAAGCAGCAGGTAAGAATTATGCAATGAAAATTTCAGAAGGTTCAACTCAAGCAACTTTCATGTTAGCAGACACAACGGTTATTCCGGCAGTGCCATCAATCAATGCAGAACCTAATTACGAAGTTACAATTCCAGTAAATGAAGAATTTATTAGCAAATTCATCAAAGCAAAGAATGCATTACCAGATGCAAAGAATTTTGCAGTGCAAGTTGTAGGCGGCAATATTAAATTTATTATCAATTACTCAACCGTGAATGCAGATAATATCTCTTTTGAAGTAGGAACTACGAATTCTGCAGATATGGACCCGGTTTGTTTCTCGGCAGATAAATTAAAAGAAGTATTAGTAGCAAATCGCGGAGACTCTGGAGAATTAAAAGTATCTCCAGATGGTTTAGCTCGTATTGAATTTACAGGTGCTGACTTTGAATCTACATATTGGTTAGTAATGCTTCAAAATTAATATGTTAGTAAAGATAGTTAACCAATCAAGCAATGCACTTCCTCAATTTGAAACCGGGGGAAGTGCTGGCGCTGATATTAGAAGCAATCAACAAGCCATCATTCAACCCGTTGGATATGAATTAATTAAAACTGGGTTATTTGTAGAAATACCATATGGTTATGAAATACAAATTCGTCCCAGGAGCGGTTTAGCATTAAAAAATGGAATTACTGTATTGAATTCTCCGGGTACAATTGATTCTGATTATCGAGGTGAAATTGGCGTTATTTTAATTAATCATGGCACTGAACCATTTAATGTTAATGTAGGAGACCGTATTGCACAAATGGTATTATCAAAAGTAGAGCATATACAATGGCATGCAGTAGGTAGTCTCGATTCTGGTACAAAACGAGGAGAAAAAGGTTTCGGATCAACAGGTAAATAATAAATTATGTTTGGACAACAAGAAAACACACTTTGGGTTGAATCATTCCGCCCGGACACATTAGAAGGCTATATTGGCAATGAGCACATCATTGAAAAGGTTAAAATTTTTATCGAAAACGGCGACGTGCCGCATTTATTATTTTATGGGTCGGCAGGAACTGGTAAGACTACATTGGCCAAGATTATTGCAAATAGTGTCGATGCTGATTTAATGTATATTAACGCATCAGATGAAAACTCAGTAGACGCAGTTCGAGATAAAATTAAGCGTTATGCATCAACAGTAGGATTTCGTAGATGGAAAATCATTATTTTAGATGAGGCAGATTATCTTACACCTAATGCTCAAGCAGCATTACGTAATTTAATGGAAACATATAGCAAAACGACTCGTTTTATTTTAACATGTAATTATGTTGAAAAGATTATTGATCCAATTCAATCACGATGTCAAACATTTGCAATCACACCTCCAGGTAAACCAGATGTAGCAAAACGATTAGTTGCAGTTTTGAATGAAAAAGGTGTTGAATATGATGTTAAAGATGTTGCTGCAATTATCAATGCATCATATCCAGATATTCGTCGAGCACTTAATGCAGCACAAGCATCAGTTGTTAATGGAAAATTGCAATTAGATAAAGCAAGTGCTATTCAAGCAAATTATATGACTGAAATTTTGGAAGTATTAAAGAATGCTAAAGATAAAAAAGCATCATTTAATAAAGTACGTCAAATTATTGCGGATAGCAAAGTAAAAGATTTCACCCCATTATATACATTTCTTTATGACAGCTTAGATGAGTTTGCAACAGGCCACGTTGCACCATGCATTTTGATTATTGCAGAATCGCAATTTAAAGATGCATCAGTTGTAGATAAAGAAATTAATATTATGGCAATGTTTGTTAATTTATTAGGAGAACTATGAGTAAAATGAATGTTAATATTGGACCTAACGATATGCAACCAATTCAATGCAAAGAATGCGATGGTATGTATTTTCGTCAGGTAATGGCAATTAATAAAGTGTCAAAATTCTTAACTGGTGCAGATAAAGATACAATGGTACCAATTCCAGTATTTCGTTGTGATGATTGCGGATCAATTCCAGAAGAGTTTCAACCAATCAAAGTAAAAAAATAATGTCAGTATCATATCATAAAGATTTAGTTACCATTGTGTTTAAAACTTCCAATAGAAGCAATGCAAACACAAAAATAAAATCATATCGAAATAAATCTATAGATGATATTTTAGATGCAAAGAAACTAGTAGGAATACCAGATAAGGCAGTTATATTAGAAATAGGAATGGGTGAACATTTAGAACAACAATATCGTAAAAAATATAATTTATAATGGCAGAAGAAAAGAAAAAAGCAGCTACAATGTTTGACTTTATTGATGGGGTGACTCATAAAAAGAAAGAGTGGTCAAAATGGTCTGATGTAGATCAAAAAGCATTCAGCCCTTACATGATGAATCGATTCTTATCAATGCGAATGGAATTAACAGAGTTAATCAACGAATTCCAAACATATACAATTGGATTACTTCGTCCGCAAGAGACATATAAATTATATCATGAATTATTGCCAAATAACAAAGCATTTGCAAAATACATAAAAGGCAAATCGGAAGATAAGTTTGACAAAGAATTAGTTGCACAAATGGCTGAACATTATCAAGTAAGCAAATCAGAAGCATCTGATTATGTTGAATTAATGGATAAAACGAGTTGTGAGCGCATTTTAACAATGTATGGTTATAGCGAAGGCGAAAAAAAGAAAATGTTGAAAGGAATCAAATGAGCGTAAATACGCAATCACATTACAAAGGCAAAGATAGCCTATATAAATTTGCAGAAGAGTGGGGTTTGAATACCTACGAATTTGACATCATTAAACGCATTGTAAGATGCCGGCATAAAGGTTCTTTTGAACAAGATTTAACTAAAACAAAAGATCTTATTGACATTTATCTAAAAGAACAATTAAATAATTATTTAAATGCATCAAAATAATTTATTCGAAAATATTATTTAGATTGTATAACTTATTAGTTTTTATGTTTGAAGGTTGCTCAGGTAGTGTAGGGTATTCTTTTAATGTATATTTATAAAAAAATTGTTTTACTTTACAACCAACCGTTGGATAATGTTCTAATACATATACTGTATACATTTGATCAATAGTACCACGTTTTTTTATAGTTTTTGATTGTTTAGCTTGTACGATACTAGTATGGTCTATAGGATTAGTGTCTGTTAATCGTTTAGGGTATGATTTACCAGTTCCACCACCGCCTCTAGTATAAAATCCTGTATATGCATTTCCGTCAGTACTTTGATTAATAGTAACAGACCATCTAACATCGCCTGTTTTACTATTAATAGATGCATCAACATTAGTAATATCAGGATTAAACCCAGCGTTGTAAATTTTCATTAATTCTTCATTAACTTTTATATTAATTCCGCCTATTACCTTCTTACCATTATCATTAAATGCATGCAAACTATCACAACTATTTTTAGCAGTATATTCTCCAGATACGATAACTGGAAATGTTATATCATCAGTTTCATACAATAAATTTTTTAATTTAATCATATTAATAAATATTTATCAAATTGAATTTTGATATCATAAAAAGTTTTTTTATAATATAGAAAAATGGCAAATCACATTTATAGTTATTTTGAAATTACATTCAAATCTGAAGAAGATTGCAATAATTTTGCAGAATGGATTGGATTAGAACCAAGAGATGAAAATATTACATGGATGGCTCGAATTGAAGCTTGTTGTAATATCATGATGGATAATTTATATCTTGATAAAGAAGATACAAGAGAATGGTGGCTCGATAATGTCGGTGCAAAATGGATGTATTTTGATGATGTTGATCGATCATCAGATTTAAGTATAATTATTAACATGACATCGGCTTGGGACTTTCCTGAAGCATTATTTTATAAATTAAGTGACCATCTTCGCAATCAATATAAAGATGTTACAATGACTGTCACCTTTGATGACGAAGGTTACAATTTCGTTGGAGCAGCAGCGTCAAATCAACAATTTCGAGACGTCGATTATCATTATCCAGACTTTGATGAATTAGATGAATATAAAGATGAAGATGTTTGTTGGACAGACGAATTTTATGAAAAGATGTCTGATATAAAAGATGAATTGTTACAAGATGTTTTAGCATTTATTCAACAAGATTTAGAAAAAGAATAACAAGTTATATAATAAGGAAGCTCGGCAGAAATGTCGAGCTTTTTTTGTGTTCTTGAATTATTTTTCTTATATTAATAGTATGAAAGCCGGACAATATGTAGCACCTATCTATCGTTTATCATTACGAGACCCAGATACGGTGCCTAGAAAAATATCTTATTCACAATGGTCAATGTATGAACGATGTCCATTATCTTGGAAACTTGCCTACATTGATGGACTCGCTCC